TTCTACGCGCACCAGAAATGCCTGCGTTCTCTGAAGAGAACATTGCTTACTTAGAAGAAGAGGATTCTCGGATAGGTGACAGCCTTGAAGAAACACCTCAGCTTTTTGCTGGCAAATACAAATCTGTTGAGGAGTTAGAGCGCGGGTACAAAGAACTGCAGAAGTTACAAGCTACCCGCCAACCCCAAGAAGCCGAAGAGGTTGAAGAGCCTCAAGCTGTTGAAGAGGAGCAGGTTGAATACGACAGTGCTGAAAGGCAAAGCGCTTTACTTGAAGCGTATGGCCCAGCTGTTAGCCAGATCTTCCAAGACAACGACGTTGACTTCTTGGGGATGGATCAGTTCTACCAAGAGAACGGAACTCTTAGCGATGAAATGTTTGGCGAGCTGGAGCGCGTTGGCTTTACTCGCGCAATGGTTGATGCCTACCTCAGTGGTACTTCAGCTAAAAGCGAAGAAGCCCAAGCTCTTAGCATTGCTGAAACCAACAAGATCAAGAAGGCATTAGGCGGAGCAGAAGAATACCAACGCATGATTGATTGGGCAGCCAAGGAAGGCAGCATCTCTAAAGAAGATGCGGAAGCTTTTAACTTTGCTGTTGCTACTAACAACAGCGGGTTGATTCGTTTAGCAGCTCAGCAATTGCAAAGCCAATACCGAGCAGCTAATGGTTATGAACCCAAGCTGCTGGGTGGTCGTGGTTCCCAAGGCACAGAGAACAGGTATCAATCTAACGAGCAGTACCTAGAAGATATTGCAAATCCTAAGTACGCAAAAGATCCTGCGTTTAGGCAAAAAGTATTTGCCAAGTTAGCTAAGTCTCCTGGCATTATGGGTTGACAGTGGTTTATCCTTACTACACCTAGACCCGCTCATTGACCGACGGCCCGTTGCGACGGACACCCCCAGCGATAGGAGTTCAGGTCGGGGAAACCCAAACCAAACTCTCTAGGAGCCCCTTCAATGGCTGCACCAAACTTTACTTCCACTAGGCTTGGCCTAATCAACAACGCTGGCGGCGGCTCGTTTGCCGGCGACAATGCAATGTTCCTTAAGGTCTGGGCTGGCGAAGTCCTGACCGCATTCCGTAAGGCAACAGTGTTTGAAGCCCTTCACAAGGTTCGCACTATTGCTAGCGGCAAAACTGCACAGTTCCCAATCATTGGTTTGAACAGTGCTGCCTACCACACACCTGGCGACCAGATTATTGGTACTGCACAAAAGGTTGCTGAAGCTACCGTCAACATTGACGACAAGCTGATCAGCCATGTGTTCCTGCCTGACATTGACGAAGCTAAGAACCACTACGACGTGCGTTCACAGTTCTCTGTCGAAATGGGTAATGCACTTGCATACACCTACGACCAGAACGTAGCTGCTGTTATTGCTAAGGCGGCCAGGACTGCCACCAACTTCAACACCGACCTCCCTGGCGGTACTCGCGTCAAGATCATTGCTGCTACTAAGGCTGCAGTGACAGGTGCCCAGTTAGCTGCTGCATTGTTTGCAGCTGCTCAGGCCATGGATGAGAACAGCTTGCCCGAGGGTGATCGCTACTGCGCGTTAGCTCCTCGTGAGTATTACAAGTTGGTACAAGAGACCAACGTTATCAACCGCGATTGGGGCGGTGCCGGTGCTTATGCAGACGGTACTGTTTTAAAGGTGGCTGGTATCACCATTGTTAAATCCACCCACTTACCTACCACTAACCGCTCTGCGGTAACCGGGGAGAACAACGCCTACAACGCTGACTACACAGACAGCGTTGCTTTGGTTTGGAATCCTATGGCAGCTGGTACTGTCAAGCTGATGGATCTAAAGATGGAAACCACCGGCAGTGACGTTCATGCCATCTGGCAAGGTACGTTCATGATTGCTTCAATGGCTGTTGGTACAGGCATTTTGCGTCCTGACTGCGCTGTTGAAATTTACTTCGCTACCTCATAAGCGAGTCCTTTACTAATCAGGCACAATGGGGGCAATACGCCCCCTTTTTTTTATGACTATTGCAAAGACCAGTTTCCTGGAGGCGACTAACAGGGTATTGCAAATGCTAGGGGAGGCACCAGTTGCCAGCCTTAACGGCCTGTTTGGCTTAGCTTCTCAAGCGCAAGATACATTGACTGACGTTAGTCGTAAGCTGCAAGCCGAAGGTTGGTCGTTTAATACTGACCGCGAAAAATTCCTACAAAGAACTGCAAATACTAATCACATTGACTTAGCTACTACCGTTAGCCGAGTAGTAATAGATGGATACCGTTACCCCTTTGTCGATTATGTGCAACGTGGTTCTAAGTTGTATGACCGCAAGAACAACACCTACGCATTTGACGATGATCTTTATGCAGATGTTACTTACTTCTTGGATTGGGATGACCTCCCTGAACACGCTCGCTCCTACTTCACCATCAAAGCTGGCCGCCAATTGCAAGAGGCAATTCTTGGTAGCGCCGACCTAAGCAAAATTAATTTGACTGCTGAGCTGGAAGCCAGGTCTATGTTCTTAGACATAGAAACCAGTGTTGCAGATCACAATATGCTGCGAGGTAATCCAAATCATAGTGCTGTCATAATGGGCTACATGACTAGCCGTGCCCTTCGCCGCCAATAATCATGCCCCTCATTGCTGGCTCTATTCCTAACTTGATCAACGGCGTAAGCCTGCAGCCTGCAGCTTTGCGCTTAGCTTCCCAAGCTGAATCAGTTGTCAACTGTATGCCAAGCCCGGTTGAAGGCTTGAAGAAGCGACCACCTTCCTACCACATTGCCAAGCTCTTTAACGGCAGCGCAGGAACTGAGCGCCCTTTTACTGCAATTGTTGATCGAGACGGAACTATTAGAAACATAATAATAATTCAAGACAATGCTATTAAAGCTTTTGATATAGATGGCACAGCTAGAACTGTTTCCACCCCTGACGGAACTGGCTATCTAAATATTACTGGCAGACCATCAGAAACATTTAGGATAGCTTCTGTTGCTGACTACACTTTTATTGTTAATAGAGAAAAGACAGTAGCAATGACAGCTGCTACCTCTGCTAACTGGGGCACCAAAAGTATGGTGTTTATTAAAACTGCTGACTATGCTGTTACCTACAGTATTACAGTTAATGCTATTACCGTAACAGAAACTACAGCTGCGTCGCCTACTGTTCCGTCTAACGTAACTATTGCCACTAACCTTGCTGCTAGCTTAAATGCTAACGCTACTTTTACCGCTTCATTTGTAGCAACTGCTTCTAACTACATCGTTCGTATTACTAAGAATGACGGCGGAGCCTACACTCTCAGCTCTACCGATAATAGAAACGGTGAAATGACAAAAGCAATTAAGGGCACGGTTGATGCTATATCAGATCTGCCAACTATTGCTGAGCACGGTTTTACCGTAAAAATTCAAGGCAGCAAAGCTACTGGCTTAGATGATTACTACGTTAAATTTGAGACGACAGCAGGCAGCGGCTTTGGCCCAGGAGTTTGGAGAGAGACTGTAGCTCCTGGCATTGTGTACGAATTTGATAAATCAACTATGCCGCATGTATTAATACGTGATCCATCAACTGGTAACTTTAGTTTTGAAGATTTTGATTGGGCTGAGCGTGTAGCGGGAGACACAACTACTGCCCCTAACCCTTCATTTGTTGGCACAACTATTCAAAACATAAACTTATTTAGGAATAGGTTGGTGCTTCTAGCTGACGAGAACGTAATTCTGTCGGCAGCTGACAGCTTCGATAGGTTTTGGCCGGAAACAGTTCAAACCGTAGTTGACAGCGACCCTATCGACATATCAGTTGGCGGCACAGAGATTAATTTTCTAGTTGCAAGCTCAGCTTTTGCTAACAGCCTGCTGCTGTTTAGCCGCCATGGCCAGTTCCGACTAGACACAGGCAACGTGGCTGCTGCGCTTACGCCAAAGACAGCAAACATATCTTCTATGACCGCGTTTGAAATGGTTGCGACTGTTGACCCAGTAGCCATTGGTCGGACTTTGTATTTTGCTGTACCAAAAGGTGTATTTACTGGCATCCGAGAATTTTACTTGCCCGATAGCAGCGGCCCTGCTCCTATATCAGAAGAGATTACATCGGCAATTCCCAAGTATTTGCCAGGCGACCTATGCTCTTTTACTGCAACCATCTCAGAAGAGATGCTAATACTGGTTAGCAAGAGCGAGCCGCGTAGACTTTATATCTATAAATTTACTTATCAAGATGACACAAAATTACAATCAGCTTGGTCGTATTGGGAATTTTCTGGAACTGTTAAATCAATTGTAGGCGCTAATGTTATAGACAGTAATTTGTATGTATATGTTGAATATGCTAACGGCGTGTATTTAGAAAGGATAAGACTTAGGGCTAACCAAACTGACGATACTACGACAGCAATTGAATTGCTATTAGATCGCAAAGTTAGTGAAGCTTTATGCACAGCAACATTGACTACGCCTGCTGGCTTGGCCGTGCAAACTACCATTGAGCCGCCATACCCATTGCAAGCTGGCGCTACCTATCGCGTAGTTGGTAGATATTTCACAAGCAACCCTCTTCTCTATGGCCAAATACCTAACGTCATTAGCACGTCAGCAACTGGTGGTACTGGTGGAGTTGGGCAAATAGTCGTAAGCGGCAACTTAACCCTGGCAGGGACGAAATTTTATGTAGGCGAGTTATACGACATGAGCTATCAATTCAGCACCCAATACATCATGGAACAACCAGCAGGCGGTGGCATGGCTGTAGCTGCTGGGCCCAAGCTAATGCTTAGAACATGGACAATGGTGTTTGATACGACCTCAGCTTTTAACATTTTAATTACCCCGCAAGGCAGGGCCACGCAAACTTACCCCTATAACGCCATAACGCCAGGCGATGCTAGCTATATCGGGGCCATGAATAGCAAGAGTGATCGCTATAGGGTTCCGGTTATGGGCGAAAACATAAAGACCATTATTCAATTAACAAGCAGCAGCCCTTTGCCTTGCCGTTTCCAGTCGGCTGAATGGGAAGGCTGGTATCACAGCAGGGCTACAAGGCTATGAATTTACTTAGGGATACTGAATGGGGCGATCTTGAGATTGTTGCTGAAGATATGAGAGAAGCAGACGTTATGGAAGTAAAAGCTGCTTCTGGCCTTAGCCCAAGAACTTGTTTGATTTACAGTTACGGCATTAGCAAGCCAATGAAAACAATGCTGTCGCATGGCCAAAAGCCCATAGCTATTGGGGGCGTTGTGCCTGATGAGTTAAACCCACGGGTTGGGCGAGTATGGATGTTAGGCACCAACGCTATGGTTGATGACTTTACCAACCGGCACAGGTTTCTGCGCAACATTAAAACCTGGGTAGGTGACCTGGATCAGCAGTACGACGTTCTATGGAATTACATGGATGCTCGGAACACCGTGCATAAAAAATGGCTGGACTGGATGGGCTTCACTTTTACCGCAAAACAGCCAAACTATGGAGCAGAAGGTCGTTTATTCCTGGAGTTCTGCAAGGTGACCCATGTGTGATCCAACTGGCGGCATTGCAACTGGGGTACTGGCAGTAGCTCAAGGCGGGCTAGGCATAGCTAGCGCACAGGCTGGATACCAAGCTGAGCAAGAAGCTGTTGGCTTCCGCAATTACGAGGCTCAGCGCAATTATGAATATCAACAACGCCAAGCTGCAAATGCCAGGTACTACGAGAATCTTAAATTTAATCAGCAAGAAGCTTTAAGGGCTCAAACCAGAGCACTAGCTGATATTGCTTACGGCCAAGAGATAGGCAGTATCAATATGCGGTTGATGCAGGAGCAGGAAGTCGCGGCCCAGCAAAAACAAAAATCAGCAATACAAGGGATGCAATCAAGGGGAGAGATTAAAGCCGCTGGTCGTGTCGGTAACAGCATTGATGCGCTAATCAATGACTACTACAGGCAGCAAGCTCAATACGACTATGTGACAGATCGAAACGTAGCCTTTGCTTCTATGCAATCGCAAGAGCAGAAACGCGCTTCTGGTTCTGAAAGGGCCAATCGGATTGCTTCTCAGCAAGAATACGTGAAGCAACAGATCTACGACCCCATTGCTCCCATTATGCAGAAAGCACCTAGCTCTACCCCTTACCTGCTACAGGCAGGAGGGGCCCTCGTACAAGCAGGGGCTGGCATTAACAAATCCATGAACATGCCTAAGAGGGGATAACCATGGCAAAACAACTTGGCTCTGGATCTGCTTTTGAACAACTCAATAAATTCACAGGGGCGACATCGCAACGCCTGCTAGGTGGCCTTGCTCAAACATCAAGCGGTGCTCCTATTGCTGGAGACAGCATGGGCACACCAGCCTTAAGCCCACAAGCAGCGCCAGTTAATACCTACATCCAAGCTGGTAAAGCTGAGTTAGGTGGTAAACCTTTTATGTTTGACCGGCCTGATTCGCCAAAACCTAGTAACGATTTATCTAATTTAGCCAAGGCACTGTCTGGTTTTAACGAAACCTTAGGGGATCTAGGTACATACCTTGATCAACGACGTGAAGTAAAAACTAAAGAGAATCAAGCTGAAGCTCAAAGCATTGCAGGCTCGTTGGCGACTAAAGGCTATGTGTCGTTTAGAGAAGCAATTGCTGACGTTGGCTCTAAGGTTCAAAGTGACCCATCATTGCTACCTGTCTACAACCAATTAAGAGCAGCTTGGCCAGAAACCCAAAGCTATGTAAATTCAGCACTAAGTAACTTAGCGATTCAATCTAACGTTGTTAGCCTGCCTAGCAAAGTAAGCAACTTAAGGGCAGGCGTACTTGGCACACCAATAAAAGATTTAAACCCTGCCTCGGATGAATGGAAGCAAACGCTTACCGAGTTAGTGCTGCCTAAAAATGCTGATGGGAGAGCAATAGGCAATAATTCAATGAGTATAGTGCAAGCTATAGGTGCGCAAAACGCTGCGCAATTACAACGCTATACCGACGCAGCTGATGAAAAAATAATTACCACTCATTTCTCACAAATTTCTCAATTGTTTAAACAACTTCAAGCAGGCCAAATAGGCCCAAATGGTGCAGCCCAAGCGTATCAATTACTTGAAGAAACCTTATACAATTCCACTACCCCGCAAAACTTTGAAAAATATAAAGCCACTGCTTTATCTAACATTGGCAAAATTCTTAATGTAATGGGACAAGGTGCTCAAAACCCAGACAAATTTATACTAGAAGCATTGGGAGTATTGAATGCTGTTAAGACCGGCCCGGCTGTTACCACAGGGGAACGGCCAAGCCTTCTAGGTTCTTTTGGTGTGCCATTAACAGTAGCAAGATTTGAATTAGAGAGAATGGTAAAGGCAGGTTTAAATGAAAAAAGAGCAGAAGAAGACCGTATGAAGAAGCAAAGCACAGAAGATATGACTGCAGAGTTTATCAAAAATACATTTACCGAAGACGTAATAGCAAGCCCCGCAAAGTTTCAGCAAGCTAGGCTACAGTTAGAAAAAAAATTACTTACAATTTACGGGAGCGAACCTGAGCTACTTGCTGTTGCTAATGCTCGATTAGGCACTGTAGTCGCTGCAGTATCATCGGCCCGAATTGCTCCTATACAACAAGAAACTTTTACAAGAGAGTACGAAGCTTCTATGCTTGGCGACATTGCGCAAGGCAAGCAACGCATACTGACGCAATATCGAAACGGCAATTTATCGCAAGAAGCCTTTAATGAACTTAATAGAAATTACACACAACGGCAAGCTGGCGAGAATAGATTAAACATGGATTTACTTAAAGATTTAAATAAAACATTTAGGAAACGGCAAGAAGATGCTTTTGGCACCAGTCGTTATGGAGATTTTAAAGCTGGTGGAATTAGTAAAAAGGAAGAATTAGATGGCGCTAGAGAACGGAACGATTTAATGCGCCGAGGAAATGCCATAATCCAGCAAAGCAAAGGCAAGGATGTAGGTGCCGAGCTTGAAGCCTTGTATTCAAAAGCTGCAGATAAATACAGCGGGGCTGCTCCAACCCCTGCAGCCCCTGGAGCTGTTCCAACGGGAGGAGCTAGCCCAACAGGAGGAGGAACCCCTACCCCTGCCCCTCAAGCTAAAGCTACTCCTGAGGCATACAAAAAACTTTTAGAACAGCAAGGTTTTGGTTACGGCATGTTTGGTGGCATTAAACAAAACACTCCAACAAAAGTAAATGCTTTAAACAGGCAAATAAGAACTACAAGATTATACGACAAAACTGTATTAATTAAACAATTAGACGATTTAAGTAACGGCAAACAATTGGACGATGCTACTAAATTAATTATTAAAAGTTCTACATTAAAACCCAGTGAATTTTTCTTTAATCAAATGAAGAATCACAATATCCAATTAGCGCCTGGGCAAGAGCAAAGACTTTTAGATTTAGATAAAGGCACCCAAGTATCTACTTCAGAGCCAGCTACAAACGCTTACCCAGGCTTTGCCATGGTTCCAACAACGACACCAGTGACGCGCATAATACAAGATGCTCTTAATGAATTTGCTAGAAAAAACCCTAACGCAAAAATATCAGCTCCAGCAAGATTCACCGGCATGGGAGGCCCCGACCTTCCCGTTGGCGGCGATGTAGGGCAAAGGTTAAGGGTGGCGCTTATAGGTAAAGAAAGCGGTGGTAACTATGAAATACTGAACCCAGACTCTGGCGCAATTGGGATAGGGCAAGTGATGCCTGCCAACGTGCCATCGTGGACAGCTAAGCACTATGGGCAGCGACTAACCCCAAACCAATACAGATACAACAGAGCGGCTCAAGACGCTGTAGTTAAGGGTCAACTGCAAGAGTATTACAACAATGAAAGAGCAGCTGGTCGTTCAGAAGCTATTGCTATTCGCAGAGCTGCTTCTACTTGGTATAGCGGCGACCCCAATTTATACGACAACAACAGGGTGCAAACCTACAAGGGACAGCGGTATCCTTCGATCAGAGAATACACAATGGACATTCTCCGCCGCGTCCAACGAGGAACCTAACCCATGCCCGTCAAGTACGAAACCGATCCAGTAACAGGCAAGGTTACTGAGGTGTATGAGTTTGGCCCCCAAAAGCCAGCGGTCAAACCTAAGCGCGAGCCATCGCTGCTTGAAAAGGCCGGGAAGGGAATTACAGACGCAAGAAGCATTGCGGAAACTTTTAACCCCACTGCCATGGTGGGCCAAGGGCTAAAGGCAGCAGGAGCTGGGCTGCAAACCTTACAAAAAACTGGTGACGTTGGCAAAGCTTTTGGTGCTGCTACCAAGGCAACGGTTGATGAAAGCAATAAAGGTACTGGTATTGCTGGTGCGATTAAGAGAGTTCCGCAACGGGCTCTGTTTACTACGTTGCAAGAATCCAGCGATTTTGTTCAAGAAGTTGGCGCAAAAGTAACGGGCAAGAAATCTCCTACATCAGCTAAAACACCAGACGCACCTTTCCTTGGTGTGCTGCCTGCATTGCCTAGAGCTAGGAGTAGCGGCGCTGCTGAAGACTTGGCAGTTGGTGCTGTGCAGCTAGGGCTGGGGTTTGCTAGCGGCTCTGCCGCAGCAGGCTTAGGTGGCTTGGCTATTAAAGGTGCCTTTGGCGCCTTGCCCATGGCAGCCAGGCTTGGCGTAGCTACGACCAGGCTTAGAGCTGCTAAAGGTTTTGCGCAAGCTGCAGCACCTGTCGTTCAAGCCGGTGCAAAAATATCAGGAGCCGTGCAAGCTGGCGTAAAAGCTGCAGGCCCTGTTGGCCAAGTTGCTCAAGCTGGCGCACAAGCTGTAGCCAAGTCTGGCCTTTCTCAAGTAACAGGCAAAGCTGCCATTACATCTGCCATTACTGATGTAGTTGCCTTTGACCAATACACCGGCAGGCTTACTGATGCTGCAAACGACTTAGTTAAAGGCACACCGTTTGAATCCCTTGTTATTGATTACCTCAAAAGTGATCCAAACGACGGGGCGCTAGAGGGTCGTTTTAAAAATGCCCTTGAAGGTTTGCTTGTTGGTGGCGCCCTTGAAGTGCCCTTCCGGTTTTTTAAACAAGTTAAAGCTGCTGCAAATTACAACAAAGCTGTTGAAGGTAAAAACACATTAGATAAATTAAAAGATCCAAAAGTATTAGAAGCCATTGATGATGTTAAGAACGCTAATGATGCTCTTCAAACTGAAGTAGTTAAGCAAACAGAAACAAGAGAGGCAGACCCTGGTGAGCAACCATCTTTTGCAGACGAGCTAGATAGACCTGTCGGTCGCAACGTAGCAGAAGTTGCCCCTACAACACTTGCAATAGATCCTCAGCGATTTCAATATAAACTTGCAGGCGCAAAAACTAAGACAGGTGTTAGCGGCTCCCTAAAAGAATCCAAAGAATACAACCCTGAACTTGCTGGAATTATTAGCGTCTGGAAAGATCCAGCAACTGGTAAAGATTTTGTTGTTAATGGCCACAACCGGGTACAAAAAGCACTTGAGTCTGGAACAGCAAAAGTTTTAGTTAGATATATACAAACCCCAGACGCTGTTGGGGCACGGGCTGTAGGTGCTTTGCAAAATATTGCAGAGGGTCAAGGCACTCCTATTGATGCTGCCAAGTTTTTGCGTGACATGAAGGCAGGCCCAGAAAACCTAGAAAACTTTGGCGTAAACCTTACCGGAAGAATAGCTTCTAGGGCTATCCCTCTTGCACGGTTACCCCAGAACGTATTTGATCAAGTAGCCACAGGTGCTTTAACAGAAGACAGGGCTATTGCCTTAGGTTCCGTTAAAGACCTAGACGAAACTGTTATCAATAGCGTTGCTGCCCGTGCTGAGAAGGGCAAGTGGTCTGCTGACAAGATCACGCAAGCTATGCAAGAAGCAAAGTTTGCTACGACCTCTGCCCCTGCTGCTGGCGGTGGCATGTTGCCAGGCTTTGAAGATTTCTTTGCTACCAGTAACTTTGATCAGCTATTGGATGTACGGACAGAAGCTGCAAAGGCTTTGCGCGAAGGGGTCACTGCCTTATCTTCTGCTGCTAGAGCAGGCCGCCAAGGTGTTCTAGAAGCAGCTGGTAATGTGATCGACGTTGCAGGCAGCCAGGCAGCTAAGACTTCAGCACAGCAGTCGGTAAACCTATTTGATCGGGTAACTCAATACGAGGGCCCAGTCCGTGCCTTGCTAAATGATTTAGCGGCGCAGGTTACACCTAAGAAAAAAGCTGCACAGGTCGTTAAAGAAAACTTTGCGCAAATACGAGCAGCTATAGACGACGAAGCAAACGGCCCCCGGTTGCCCTTTGAAGAGCCAGCACCAGAAGCACCAAGGCCACAACCTGTCCCTGTCGAACCTAAAGCAGCTGCCCCAGAGGCTGCTCCTGTTTCTGCCGCTGAAGAAATAGTTGACAATGTTGTAGCTGCAGTAGAAGCCCCTCGCACAGCAGTGCAACCCATGGGGAATGTAGCTGCGGCTGCAATAGAACCACCAACCACTGGCTTTACCCTGCCTGGCGAATTAACAAGGTCTGCTCCTAGATATAACTATGGCAGCAAAGCTTTTACATTACAGTTTGCTAGTGATTACGACAAGACCGCCTATATCCTGGCTGGCGATGCCGTTAAAGCCTCTAAAGCCGCTCCTAAGTTTCGTAATGCGTTAGAGCAAGCTGAGTTAGATGTAGCCAGTGCGGTTGCACACGGACAAAAAGTTCGTGATGCAATTAAAGCACTAGCTAAAAATTCACAACCAGGTGTTATTAACCTGCCAGATCAAGGCGGCCTTAAATCGGGAACGCCTGACGAAATCCGCCTGGCCGCTGCCGAAAAGTTTGGGAACACGGCACTGGCTGATCAGCTACGGGAGCGGATAGCTCGCACAGCAGCAACAGAACCACCCTCACCTTTACGCAGCAGAGGCCCTGAGCTACCTGAGTTACCTAAGAAGCCAATCCCAACAAGGGAGGAAATTGAAACACGGTTAGCTGAAATAGACGCGCTGCTTAAGCGGGTAGAAGCAAACGAATTAAATATGCAAGTAGACGAGCCAGCCACTCGCGCTTTAGCGGAAGAGCTAACCAAGGATATTCGCACTGTTGCAGGAGACGAGGTAGCTATTCGTTTTAACAACGCCTTTATGGAAACTAAAGAAGGCGATGCTGCATGGGGATACAAGCCAGGGGAAACAATGAAAATTGGCGGCGAGTACGATCCTATAAAGGATATTATTGAAGTAAATAATGTTGAACTTTTGTCGGGCGATGTGCAACCACCAGAGCTGTTACGAGACTTAGTTGATAAATTAGAGCAAAGTGCGTTTCACGAAGCTTTTCACCGTGTTCAATTTAATTTTTTAAAGCCAGAAGAGATAAAAGTCTTCAACCAATTTCTTGCGGGATTTAAATTAGACATTGGCTCAATTGCAGACAGAACAGCAAACGCACAGGCAGGTCGCGCAGATTTAATGCCAATTGAAAAAGCTGCAGTATCTTTCCAAACGTATGCTTGGGCTCGTAAGAATAACTTAGATCCTGTTCAAGCTTTATTAGGCTCTACCCGCGCTGAATTAGAAGCAAGCTCTGGGTTGCAAACAGCAGCCTTTGCTGTAATGGATACCCTTTATGATTTTATTGAAAGGGTAGGCAATGCTTTCCAGGGACGCGGCCTTATCTCAATTAAATCTATCTTTGAAGATGCCTACAGCGGCAAGCTAGCTAAACGTGGCGAGCTAGGAAGTGTTGTAGATGAAGCGGGTCAAGCTGTTCCTTCTGAACTTGACAGGCTTGATTTGCTCCAAGCGCAAGCTATGGAATACGAAACAACCAGAAGAGGCAGTTTAAATCTACCTCCTTTAAAAAGTAGTGCCGACAGATTTGTTGATGAATACGAAAACAACAAAGCCAAGATAGCTAGCGGTGAAATAACCCTAGAAGATTTGATTACCAATGTGGTCTCTGATCGCAACGTACAGCCTATGCAAAGCCCTAGTGGTGAGACTGTTTACGTGCCAGACCCTGAGACTGCAGCAGGAGCCTCAACTGCTATGAGGGCTTGGATGGACGCTGGAGGCACAAGAGAAGAGGTGTCTGGCTTGCCTGTTCTTCCTGACGACATTGTTAGGCAGGAAGCTGAACGTTGGCTTACTGCGCATGACTATCAAGCCAACGCAGTTTTAGCAGAATTGGAATACAGATCTCGCGGCCTTGCAAACGCTGCGCAATTACAAAGAGCCTTAATGCTGGGCCACCAGCTAGCCGACTACACAAACAACAAAGCCGCTATTATTGCCGACCAATGGCTTAATTCTAAGTACGATCCAAACGTTGATAGAGACGCTATACGCCAAGAACTACTTGCAATTTACAAACACGCATCTGACATTAATACTCCTGTCGTTAAAACTACAAGGGCACTTGGCCAATTACTTAGAACTCCCCAAATTCAACGGCCACAACCTGGCAGCGTAGATTTTAAGAACACTATAGAAGAATACAGGATAGATGAAATATTAGTAAACGGAGCAAAAGAGGAAGAAGCCGTGCCATTGCCAGAATACCTTAGCGACAAAATAGATCCAGCTTTTAATGACGCATTAGAGAACAACGAATTTTCACCAGAGTTAGATGCAATGATAGATCAAATAGCTTACAACTTAAAAGCAACAAGAGATACTCCTAGTTTTGCCCCAAGCTATTGGAGCGAAATAAACAAAGGAAGTAAGATTGGATTGAACGGATTGGTTATGTACCGATCTGCCCAGCTATTGTCGTCAGGTTTAACTTTTTGGGGTAACACTTTAAATGGAGTTTTTAGATTAATACAAATGCCATTATCCCAAATTGTAGGGGCTGGGCTGCAAGGTCAGTTTGAACGCGCAGGATACAGTGCTCAAATCTATGGGCAATACGTGCGCAATTTAGGTAATGCGTTTGCGTTGGCCAAAGAATCGTACAAAGCTGGCCGCACCTTATACGACCTAGACAATCAAAGTCTTGATTTTCTAGATCAACAAGTTAATAAAGACCAAGGAGAATTGATTCCATTAACTGGCCCAGTAATTTTGCCAACTACCGACAAAGGTTTCACTATAAGCACAATGCCTTGGATTGATATACAAGATAAAACTCCTTGGGCTTTAGCTCAAAAAAGATTGTGGCAAACAGCTACATCACCAATCCGCGCTCAAATTGCAGTTGACACTTTATTCAAAGTGTTAGCAGGACAGTCGTTTGAATTTGTACGCAACTTGCCTATGGGGATGGATAACGCCGTTGCGCAAGGCTTAGAGCGTAACAGCAAAGAAGCCATGGATTACGCTCAACGATACGCTGATGCAGCAGTTAAGCAAGCCACAAGACATGCGACCGTAGAAGGCAGAACTATTTTAGACGCAATAATGACAAGCCCTCACGCTCAAACAGCTATGAGGTATGCCACATTTACTGATGATATTGACGCGCAAATGGAAGTTAGAACTTTTGATAGAGGCATGGAAATAGCTAAAGACAAAAAACTTGAAGGCAAACAAGCAGAAGTTTGGGCTAGAGAATGGGTAGACAAAAAACAAGACATACCTTTCTTTACTAAAGCCTCAAGCGCCATGCCAATGGTTTGGCAGAAACTAATTGATTTGCACCCTGCATTTTCTGTTCTCCAACCGTTTAACCGAACACCTGCCGACATTATTAAATCTGCTATACGCATGACGCCTGCTGCGTTTTTTGTTGATACGGCTTACAGAGACTTAAACTCTATGGATGCAATGACTAGGGACAGGGTTATTGGCGATGTAGCTGTTGGTTCAGCCGCAATAGGTTTAGCCATGGTTGGCTTAAGTGCAGGGATAGTTGAAATGACTGGCGGCGGCCCACAAGAACCTGCCGCTAAACAAAAGTGGAGAGATAGTGGCAAGCAGCCATATTCAATTCGGTTTGGAGATACGCCATGGATAAGCTACAGAGTAGGCGAACCTTTTACTACTGTCTTTGGCGCAGTAGCAGATTACTTTGAGATACAAGGCAACTTAACTAAAGAGCAAAGAGAAAACTTAGGCGATGCTTTAACCATGACCGTGTTAAGCATGGTTGCTTCAGGTACTTTAAGTAAAAGTTATTACCAAGGGTTTACGGAGTTTTACGAGGCAGTCGCTGGTAATGCTGCTTTAGATGTAAAACCAAAT